TCAAACAAATAAACATTTTGTATTGATGTAAATTTAACTGCTTTTGTATCATTTGATTCTAGTGACGTTACAGATTTTCCTTTAATTGAAGAAATAGAAGCTTCAGCACCAGATCCTCCTGTTAAAGCGTCATCAATAATTACTTTATTGTTAACAGAAAAATTTGGAATCGAATCTTCAACAATTACTGAATTGACATTACCACTTTTTACATCTTGTATCAAACAATACACATTTTCTCCATTAGATTCGTAGTAATCTGCTTGTAATCTTTTTACATTTAATGGTAGATCGTCTTGGGAAATGTTAGAATTATAATTTGAATCTACTGGCAAGGAATAAAAATTTTGACCTAATATGTAAGGAAAAACAGGTTTGTTTTGATTGTCAATAGTTAAAAAATAAGCATAAACGCCTTTTGGATATTCTGGTGTTACACAAAATCTTCCATTATTAGGATCTAATTCTGTTTTTCCAGAATTTACACTAGGAACCCAAACATAGTCATCAATAAAAGTTCCAGCAGAATAATCAGTAAGAGACGGTCCATCTATTCTAGGGCTCAATAATTGATAACCACTATTTAATCTTACTATTTGTGAAGAAGAATCAGTTGGATTTGAATAACCATATGGACCATAAATTGGATTGCCGTCATAAGCATATCCTAATATTGGGGAATGTGATAATGTATTAGTCTGTTCAAATCCAGCGTTAATATTATCATTAACTCTATATCTCAACAATTTTGGATTTGCTATTACACCATAACCGTAATTTTTTGTTTCGTTATAATTAATAAAAGCATAACCATTATTAGTATCTAATTTGGAAGAAATCTTTTTGTATCTATTTTTGATCCATTTTTTAATACTTGCTGTAGCTTGAGCACCATATCCTACAGATTCTACAGTAACTCTTGTAGTTTCTCGTGTGTAAAATCTTCCAAAATTAATTGCTTTACAAGATTCTATTGTTCCTTCTGGTGATAAAATAGCTTCATATTCGGCAAAATTTCCTTTGCCCAAGTCATCGGTAATTTTAATAATTGGGGGTGAAGAATAATATTGTCCTGGATCATCTACATTAATACTAGTAATTTTTCCATTTGTTACTACAGCAGATAACTTTGCTCCTCTTCCAGAAGTTATTGTGATAATTGGATCTTCTTCAAATATCTCTTCTGTGTCGATAATTATAGAATCTACTGTTTCTCCAGAAAGAATAGATCTTGCTTTATTTGGTGTATTGTTAATTAAAACAACTGGTGCTGCTTTATATCCATTACCTTTATAATCTACTTTAGTGCTTACAATTTTTCCATATTTAACATATTCTGTATCTTTATATCCAAAAGCTGGTGATCCGTCAATTAAAATACCAACATCTCTAGATCCAGTAGAATATACTTCAGTAGTTATAGTAGGATTTTTTCTAATTAACTTTAATATTTTTTGATCCTGTAGTGGGACATCAATTTCATTACTTAATATATTGTTATATGAAGGAAAGCTTGAAGAGCAAACATAATAGTATTGATCATCTTCATATATTGCTGAAACATCAGAAATTAAATCATTAATTTGAGAATTGATATTTAAGTATGATGTAGATGCTTTTGAAGCATCGTTATTAATTTTCCACCTTACTTCTTCATTTATAGTATCAAAAATTATTGGATTTCTGGTAGTAAACCCAGAATTAGAAATTTGTATAAAATCATTTTCTTCTGAAAATGGTTCTCCTTCTTTTGGAAGTAAATTATATAAAGCACCAACAGCAATTAAATTTACAACACCAGTATCATGTTGTCCCTGTAATGTAGAAAAATTATAAACTGTTTGACCAATGCTATGATTTTGTGGGTTCTTTCTATTGTTTATAATAAACTGATTAACATTTTTTTCTGTAAATGTTATTACTTCAGTGCCAAGTAAAATTTTACCTTGTTTCTTCCAACCAAGAGTTGAATAAACATCTACTCTATCTCCTTCTTGAGCAGAAACAGATAAACTAGATCTCAAAGTAGTTTTTGCTGAAATATTAAATTTTCCATTTACTGAAGATGGTTGAAGAATTAATTCATAAACATCTTCGTTATCTGACTTACCAACATAAACAACATTATCTACAATAGCCGAAGCATATCCTATTGATGTGTCATAATCATCGATAGATTGAATTATTTTATTTCCTATTAACTTTTTGACATTGCCAGATAAAACTTTTACTTTTATAGCATAAACCGAAATCCAATCTGATGTAGAACTTTTTAATGTAAAATCTTTTGGGTTATATGTAGATACTTTTTCTTCAACATCTTTGGAAATGATTGAATTGAAAATAAATTTTATTGATTTCTCAGTTCCCTTTGCTTTATAAAACTTTCCTATGTTCTTTATTAAAGTTCTTTTATCTACCTCTTCTTTTAGGTATTTTTCTGGGAATGCTCCGAGATATTGACTTTCAAAACTTTTTACTAAAGCATACAAAAACAAATTACTAATATTGTAAACTACATCTCCTTGATAATGTGGATCTGCTTGTGTAGTTACAAATTCGGTTTTTTTATATAAATCACCTAAAGTAGTGTTCCCACTAACTCCTCTAGAAACTTCTAAAAAAGAAGTGTCTGTTTTTTCTTTGTAAAAACAAATTTCGTTTCCAATTTGAATGTATCCATTTTTTTCTGGAAACGATTTAGTTGAATCAACTAAAATAGTATTAGTCGTTGACGTAATACTTTCGGAGAGCGTTGTGGTTTGCTGAAGTAAATCATTCTCATAAGAATTGATATCACGATATTTTGTGATATTATTGATAATATCTAGAGGCTGACCTTTTATTTCTAATTGCTCGTAGTACTTTTCTACAAGTTTAGAAAATTGAGTATAATCATTTGCTATAAATGATGGTAATTGTGACTCAACAAGAGTCGAGATTGTTTTTGTCTTAGCAGCCATCTATCTTATTCTGAATAAGTAGTGAATTTACTTTGGGCGATATCTACATCAATGTAAGCTTCTCTCAAAACATTAATATCTCCATGCTTTGGTCTAACTCTCAATTCAATTCTATTATCATCAAATGATCCTTTGATGATGGTTAAATTATACATCATGATTTCTCCTTTTACATAATCTACTTTACCCAAGGAATCATTCAATACAATTTTTTCACCAGTTAAAGAATCTAATCTATATAGGACCAGCACACCACTTCTATCCTCTACATAAGAAGTATAGCTTGGATATTCACTAACTACAAATCCTGTTGACTGTACCACAGACTGTTCACAATCACTATCAAATTCGTTTTGATAACATATCTCGTAATAAAATTTTGAATTCAATGTTGGGTAAAAATCTTTTCTCATAATAACGGTTGTGTCATTGGAATTAATAGATTGATCGGCACTATCTATCGAGCCAATAATTTTACTCAATCTAAATTTGCCGTTAAATTTTTCGACATCGGATTGAGCTAAGTATTTTTCTATTGAAGTGATAACTTTATTCTTAACTTCTTCTGCTGATAAAGTTGTTCTTGATTTACTGAAGGATATATTACTAATAATTTCAATATACAAAATAGAAGGATCTACAATTTCTGGTATAACAGATCCGACCATATATGATTTTAATTTTTGAGCGATCTCATTTTTTGTTAGAGCAGATAAAGAAGCGGTGTTTTTGGGCTTAACTACAATTTTAACTTTTCCATATTCTGGTGGTACTTCATTCTCTCCACCATATGTGATGATATCAGAAATCGCTGGATAGATATTTCTTACAATAGCAGCATAATCTTGTGCTGTTACTGCTCTATCTTGTGTACCAAAATATTTTGAAGCATTGAATTTGATTTTTGAAATACTTTCTACTTCTTCACCGCCAGAAGCAATTGATGATGTGGTAACACTGGCAATTGTAAAAGGATAATTTGTTACTCCATTAATATCTTGTAAAACTCCAGCAAAAGTGAATTGTTTGGCACCATTTGTAGCAGAAGCGTTTGTAATTAAGTAAGTAATCTCAATATAGTTACCATTTTCTAATTTCTTACCAATTACTCCATCTCCAAAGAAAATTTCATAGTTCTCATCTTCAATCTCTTCAACAAAGAAAACATTTGAATTTGAATTAACATCCAAAATATTATTGGAATATTCAAAAGTTTTAAATGTTGTGGATGAAATACTATCAAAAACTTTTACTCTAATTGATGAAACATCCAATCCTACGTTTTGAATAATAAATCTTTGACTCTTTAGTGATGTATTAATAGTATAATAGTTTTTAACAATTGTACCTTCGTAAATAGGAAGATTTGTAAATGTAGCAACTCCATTCACAACTGAAGTTGTAATATCATCAACAACAACATATTCGTACAAATCACTATCAAATACTGTCGTGAATCCTGTTCCTTTCTTTAAAGTAATTGTATTTGGATATGTTCCTGTAAAATTAATCTGACATGTCACATTTGCTTTTGGAGCAACTGCTGACTTTGGCGTATAACCTAATTGCTTGGCAATCGCTACAACGTTATCTCTTAATGTAGCAGAGTCAAGAAATAATTCATTCACCACCATATTGGTGTTAAATGCTGTGTAATATGTATTATATGCCAATACATCCAGTAGGGTGCTCCATACAGAACCCTCAAAGTCATAACCAGTAAAATCAGATTCAGACTTTAAATAATCTTTTAAAGCTGTTTTAATCTGATTAAAATCTAAATTAGAAACCTGAACGTATGGCATTTATCGACTTCTCTCTAAGAAAAATTGAACTTCGACTGGTGGGTCATCATCTCTTCCAACAATATCTAAAATCAATTCAACATTATATCCGTCATTATCATAATCGATTGTCGTAGTAATTTCATTAATATCAACTCTACGCTCATAAGTTTCAATCAATGATACGATTTCTTTTTGAACTGTCGTAACGGTAGCAGCATCTAAAGGTTCAAAAAGTATTTTATTTAAATTAGACCCAATATTAGAATTAAATAATCTTTCGCCCTTAATTGTCAATAACAAATTTGCTACAGACTGTTTAATATCAGCCTCATCCTTTTTAATGGTGAGATCACCAGTAACAGGATGAGACTTAAATGTGATATTCAGATCTTTAAAGGTCTGGAACGTAGGCATTGAAAGAGGTTTTTATTTATTTATGGTCATTCGTGCCATCTTTCAACAAAATCATCAAATCCGCCCTTTCCACCACATGGTCGAGAATATCGATCTGTGGGAGGATCATTTGTTTTTTTATTTGAATTCAGAGCACCATAGTCGGTAATTAAACGATTGGTGCCCCAGTTTTGTAACATGTAGTTTGTGTCTCTATCGACTTGGTATTTTGCCATCTGTTTTCTCCATAAGAATCAAACAGAACTTTTAAAGGGGTTTCTATCCCTTGATTCATGAATCAGAGTCACAACCCCATATTATTAACGTCCCTGACCACGATAACGCTTCCTAGCGCCATTACGTGACGAAGAAGCGTACTTCGTATGCTTCCCCATACCCTGGCGAGTTTTCTTGGGTTTGGATTCGATAATAACCTTATTAGTCAGTGAAGGGCGCTTTGCCATAGATTACCTCGTTAGAACTTTGATATTATATCACTAATTTGCTTTGTTGGCAATGATCACATTGGATGATAAAAACGGTGCTGTAAGTGGTCTGTCAGAACCTAACAATTGTGCCTTATCTCCTTGTACAGCAGGCAATTGCTTGTTAAAATAGACAGATTGATTTACATTTGCCACAATTACACGATTGCCTGGTTGGCATGGTAATGGACTCAGTGGATTAATCTTTACACCCTCTACATTCTCTGGTAATGTTGTTGATGTGTAAAATTCCACCTGCTTCTTATTGATGTAGATATTTGGAGATTTGATTGGTGACCCTCCTAAAGCTTTAGCAGGATAGACACATGTTCCATCACTGCTTGGAGTGTCAAGTGTTTCTTTACCTACAAGGAGCGGCATTTTTCTTCTACCTCTTTTAAACGTCTATCAATCTCGTTTAGATATTCCACCAGATTCATATGCTCTTCACGTTCTGGTGGTTTGTACATAAACTTGAAGGGCATTGGAATTTGATCAAGTTTTTGTTTTAAACTATTAACGGTCCTCGTTAAGGAGCTCAGTTGTTCCTCCATCTCGTAATTCCACATTTGTTACATTCTCCTTTCTAATGAGTCCTTCATCGTAGATGGTATCTACATTGACTTGAGGGGCTTTTAACCCACTATAATATTGATCAGCGATGGATTCCATAGAATCAGCAAATTCGTTGAAGTTATCAAAGAATTGCTCCTTTAGTGTTCCATCGGAAGTTTTATAAGTAACTTTCTGTTTCATGGCGACTTTTTGAGAAATTTTTTTGTGGGAAAAATTTTTTGGAATAGGGATCCTAAAGAATATTTATCGGTCGTCTGGATACTTTTGTAGGTTAGAGAGGGTCAAAAATGGGACCCGCTCGGCGCCCCGCCCGCTAAGGGGGCGGCGGCGAACCACTGCCCACCTGGGGGTGTGCTAGGATCAACCGTTGCCCATCACCACAGCGTAGGCGGAGGGCGAAGCGATCGCCTCACGATCTCGCCATTGCTGACTGCCTCGCTTGGTTTTGAATCCCACCCGCTGGCAGATCAGTTCACCCTTACGGGGGCGGCGGGGGCGGACAGTCTTAAAGGCAAACCCAGCGGCGGTCAGTTGCTCGGGGGTGGCGGTGGCGAAGTTCATTGTGGTTTGGTTGCTGTGTGTATTGTAGCAGATGGGGGGCGGATCACCAACGCTGGCGATCGTAGCGGGCGTCGCCCCATCCGTCACGTTCCCAACGGCGGGCATCATAATCGTCTGCCGTCATCAGGTCATCATGCTCCAGATCTTCGTAGAAGCGGTCAGACTTGCTGTAGGAATCGCCGTAAGCGAAGGAAGTGGTTGCCATGTGTGTGTCGGTTGAACTGAGGTTAGTCTACAGGGTCAGGGCATCTCACAAGTGCCAGGGAGGACACTGTTGTAAGTGGCACAGCGGTCAGCGGTGGCAGCGTTCACATGCTGTACGGTCTCACTGGCGAACCCGATGGCAGCAGACCCCACGGCAGCGATGGGGGCATAGAAGGCGGCGCCGATGATCAGCAGGGCGAGGGTCTTGAACATGCGTCGTTTGTTGATGTGATCAGTCTACAGGGTCAGGTGGCAGGATCGGGGGGCATCAGTGGACACCCCCTCAGGTGTCACAGCTCTGCCATCATCTCGTTGATCTGGCGGTCGTTGATCTTGGCGCTATCCCAACGAACCCCATCACGGGTCTGCCCGAGCATCCGCCCAACCTGACCCTCAGACATACAACGAACGAACTTCTCAAAAGGGGTCTCATT